CATCGACCGTGGTTACGGTGCTAAGCTGGGTCTGAAGTACTCCTTCTGATAATCCATGCTAAAATTGGGGGGTCTTCTAAGACCCCTCTTTTTTTATGAAAAGATTTCTTTTTTCTCCAGTAACTCACCTTAATCTTTTGATTGTGGGTTTTTTAATTTTAGTTCAGGGACTTCACACTCATGCCCATTACACAATGGAATTTGACACTGATAGTTATGTCAGGGCATTCTGTAAAAAGAACATGAAAACTTGTAAAAATATCGTAAACGGTAATAATTGACACAAAGAACCTCTTGACAGAGGTTCTTTTTTGATATATAATATGTAAAGATTTATAACAGGATGTAACATGACTGTAACAACTAACGATCAAGGGCAGATGAACATGTGGGCAAAAGAGCCCGAAATGGTAATCGAGTCCTATCATTCCAAAGGTCTGGATACTCCTTATGAATATATCGAGCGTTACAATGGTCGCTGGGCAATGATGGGTATCATCTCTGGTTTCCTTTCATACGCTATCACTGGCAAGTTTTTCTTTGGCATCTTCTGATGACAGCAACACTTTTTACTGCAACTTCAGTTGCATTTTTTGTCCTTTTAGGTTATTCAGTACAACAACTTTGTGAGACTTATTGATGGAAACTTCTTTGATTGAACTTCTGACTTATTATGTTATTGGTGGAGCACTTTTAGTTGGTGCTCCTGCAGTATTCTTCATCATCGCATTTATGCCAGCCCTTCAAAATACAAAGGGTCGTATGGTAGGATACAAAGATCATAAAATCTATGGTGACAGTTCTCTCTATGAAAATACCCGTGGTGATAATACCAAATTTTTTCTTGAACTCCCATGAATAAATTTTATCTTTTTTCAAAAGAATCTTGTGGACCTTGTAAGTTGGTGGATAAATACATGTCCTCCATCAAAGATGAACGCACTTCTCTTTTAGAGAAAGTAGACCTTGAAGATTTTAGTGATACCCCAATTCCTCAAGAGAATCTTGACCTTGCATCCAAGTACGGTGTTACGGCTACACCAGTATTAATTATTGCATCGCCTTCTGGATTGAAACTTGAAGAAAAAATTGGAGGTATGCAAATCACCCAAAACATCAGAAAGTTATTCGATCAGTATGCCTAATCCAAATGCACTTTATCAGGACATGCAGAAACTCGACGATATGTATGAAGAGTTGATGTGGCATCCTGATGATGAGCTACAATTCACCCATGATGGTACTAAAATCATCATTACAAACAAAACAATAGAGGAAAAAAACAATGTTTAATGACAAAGCAGAAAAATTAAATGGTCGTGCAGCGATGATTGGATTCGTTGCGGCAGTAGCATCTTACTTCACTACTGGACAGGTCATTCCAGGAGTATGGTGATGTTGTTGTTAGCGACCTGTATGTTAGGTGCATTTATAATTCATTCTGCACTTAGCGATACTGACGTTGATGATGACGACGACATGAGTGGTGGGATGATGATTCCTGCCACTGTCCCCACTCCTTGACAAACACAATCAAATAGACTATAATTCCTGGGAGGTTAGTCGCCTCCTTTTTATTGTACCGTAAGGGGTGTAAAATCTCTATAACGGATGTCGAATTCTATTCATTTTTATGCTTAACAAAATTCTTCCACTTGCTTTGATTACATCTATCCCTGCTGCTTGTGCCTATCCAAGCATCAGTGAGATTAAGAATCCTCCCACCGTTGACGTGACTGTTAATGAGGAGAAAGCAGTTCCCATTGAGGTGGTAGAGAAGGAGTGGAAGTGTCCTACTTGCAATAAAAATGAGCAATATGTTCTTGAACAACTCCAAGAGAAAACCCGAATCTCAGATCGCAATGCACTTGCAACGATCATGGGAAACATTAAATCGGAAAGCAACTTCCATCCCAACATATGCGAGGGAGGGGCTAGAGTTCCTTACGACCGTTGCTATAGCGGGGGGTATGGTCTTATTCAGTGGACCTCAATAGGCCGTTACAACAACCTTGGCAAGTTTGCCACTAAATATGGATATGATCCTTCTTCACTAGAGGGACAAACGGCATACATGATCAACGAATCTGTGTTCCAACGTTATCTTCCTGAGTTTGAAGGTACTGGTCGTACAGTTTCTCAATATATGGTTCCTGCCTATTATTGGTTAGGATGGGGAATCAAAGGTCATCGTGAACTGTATGCATATGATTATACTAAAAAACTGGTATTTGCATGATTAACACCGTTACAAACTTCATTAAATCCTTCTTCATTTCTAAAAGTGAATTGGAATGTACAATTGACGAGGAAAAAGTTGACTGCGATCAACTAAATGATCCAGAACCTCCTTATCTGGGAGTTCCTGCTCCAGTGATTATGCCTATCGATGAATGGTTTGTTGACTCTAGTATTGAGCCTGTAAAAACTGAAAAGCAAATTACTCATGAAGAAATGCTTGAGGAAGCAGCACGTCGTGAAGAAGAAAACAATCAAAATAATGAACCAGAAAACATTCATCAAGTGATGTATGAAATGGCCACTTCTTCCTGGACTACTGTGGGAGAAACTCAAGGTGGCTCCGAAAATGTTTGGCAATCTGGTACTGGATTGGGGCAATTTCGATGAGTCTTGATGATTGGCGTTATAGTGGTGATAAAATGAAAGTGCGAGAACAAGCACTTAAAGTCTTGTTAGCAAAGTTTGGTCATCAAATGGAGGGAGTAACACCTAAATATTCAAACCAATCTATCTACGAGTGTGCCCATGACTGGGTTTCTCAAGGCAATATGCACACTGCAGGGATTGTAAAATACTACGAGGCATATTATGCAAAAAGTAATTAATGTTATTGCTCTGCTATCAGGACTGACTTCATTGGCAGTCATTGGTGGTGGAGTTTTTGTTTATGGTAATATGGATAAATGGAAAGAAGAGGCAAGGGAAAATCTTGCTAATGCTGCAGTTGAAGCAATTTCAGAAGCACTTCCTGGATTGATTGATTCTTCTATGCCAAGTGTTCCAGAAGTTACAGGACCAGCTCTTCCATCTACAACAGGACCTAATATTAATCTACCATGAAGAAAATCATTATGAGTTTGTTGGCAGCAGCATCACTAACTGCTCCAGCATTGGCGGATAACTCTAAAATCACCAAGGGTTATAATACTATGGATTCCATGGGGTGTATGATTCTACGAGAATGCACCGATGGAGTCGAAGAAGTCTTTAGTCTTTTGGATGTTTCTAGTCAGTACTCCAATACTGAGTCTTTTACACATGTTTCTGGTGAGTTCAACAACATGCTTGTTTCCCTTAATCAAGTCGGAGTTAAGGTGTTTCTAGCAGATCAAAAGTATTTCCCAGTAGGACATCGTGGTGTCTATCATACTGTAAGTAATAACTTTTTCTTGAACAAAGCATATATGGGTCGCCCATCTACACTTATGACTGTGATGCGTCATGAAGGATGGCACGCAGCACAAGATTGTATGGCAGGCAGTATTAAGAATAGTCTGATTGCTATCATCAAACCAGAAGAGGATGTTCCTAAGGTTTGGCGAGAGATGGTTGAAAAAACTTATCCATCATCTGCTGTGCCTTGGGAAGCAGAAGCAAAATGGGCTGGACTTACTGAAGGTATGACAATGAAAGCACTTCAGGCATGTGCTAAGGGCGAGATGTGGAAAGTTTATCCTCCAACACCATTGACTCGCAAATGGTTGGTCGAGAACGGACATCTTCCTAAATAGAGATGCCTTGTCTTCTACTCAATGCTCGGAAATAAATCTAAAGCAAAGGTAGAAGAGAAAGACGACCAGCATGAAGATAAAAGTGAAGTTCTTGGTAATTTGGTGAAAGTTGTTGTACTTATTTGGTCCGCTTCTCTCCTAACCTTTAGTTACGTTCGCTTACCTAACGGTCAAAAGATTCTTGACTTTGACCCTACATTCATCGCTTCGGTCTTCTCCGGTTCATTAGCTGCATTTGGATTGTCTCCTGCTAAAGCAGGTGGTGCCGCTGCTAAAACTGCACCAGCGATAAAAAAAGAAGAACCATCTGTAGTGTCTGCGGTTGAACCTAAAAAACCATGAATAAAATACTAAAACAATCTACAGAAACTGTAGGTGAAACCCCATCAACATCAAAACAAATCTCCCCATTCAAGTGGTTTGTTATTGGTGTTGGTGGGGTTATTGCTGTAGCGCACATTGGTGTTCTTGGTCATTTGATAAAGAAAGAACCTGCTACTCAACAACCACCTACATTTAATCTTCCTCGCGGCCCATATTCATCTTATCGAATTGAATATCGTGCAAATGATCCCAAAGTTTTGGAATCTGAAAGATCGATGAATCTTAATAGAACTAGACAGGGATGGTTTGGTGGTGGTACAGAAAAACGTGATGAATATCGTCGCGATCAATATACTATGGAAGGTGTGAGAAATATGGGAGGTGCAACAGGTGAAGAGGGAAAGTCTGCAAAAGACATAGAGTGCATCGTGGCGGACGCTGGAGCACGGTCACAAGGTGCGATGGCAGGTAGTGCTATTTCTGCTGGAGTTATTGTTCCTGCTGTAATTAATATTCCCTACATTGGGTGGTTAGCTGCAGGATGGGCAACTCTTCTAGGACAAAATGTTGGCTCGGAACTTGGTTCTGAAGTTGGATCTATGATTAATGATTGCTAATGAAATTTGATTTAGATTTGGAGGATTTTACAATCCTCCAAAATGCTTTGCATTATTATAAACATGTTGAGAAACGCGGACATTTCTCTAAGTTTGATGAAGAGCGTGTAAATAGGTTGAGAGATAAACTCTCTTATCAAATGATACCTAGTGTGAATAGTAAAGATGGAACTGTTCCTTCGCCCCCTCGCGGATGTAAATGACCCAACGTGGAGTGTAATTGTTTCCCTTGTCATTCTTTTGGCAGGGGTTTTGTATTATGTTGCATATATACTTCGTATGGCAAATAATGAAATGAAAGATGAGCGACCTGACGAATAAGGATGCTGAACAGGATTCTAAACTTGCGGTATTAGAAAGCAAGATTGAAAGTTTTCGTGAAAGAATTTATGCTCTTGAAGCAGAAACATCTGGTGTATCTGTTATTGATAGTACCTTGGAGAATGCCATTCGTCGTATTGAGATGGTTCACAGTCGTATAGATAAGACTGAGGAAAAACTCAAAGCACTTGATAATGAATTGCGTGGAAGAATCCGTAAAGCAGAAATATGGATTGCAGGTGCTGGTGCAGTTATTGCAGCAGCAACAACAATTATAGGAATTGCTGTATCAGTAGAGTCAAAGGAGATCGATTATGGGCGCAATGGTTCCCCCCAGCAGGAAGTCGTGTTACAACTTCCGCGTAGTTGAGATCAATAGAGTTCTTGATGGAGACACAATTGATGTCACCATTGATCTTGGATTTGATCTTTATAAGAAAGAACGTGTTAGAGTTGCAGGAGTAGATACTCCAGAAAAACGCACTAAAGATGATGAGGAAAAGAAACTTGGATATGACGCAACCAACTGGCTCAAAGAAAAACTGGAGGGTGCTATCTCTGGTGATGATGAGTTGTCTGTTAGGACTGAACTTGTTGGTGGCGTCGGCAAATATGGGCGTCTTCTTGGGTGGTTATACATTGGGGATGCAGAGTTGTCCCTTAACGAACAAATGATTACCGAAGGATATGCCTGGGCATACGACGGTGGTACTAAGCAGAAGAACTTTGAGGAACTCAGAGAAATTCGTAGACAACATGGGACATTAGTATGATTGCTAGCATTTTTATTTTTGGATTTATATTTCTATTGTCCTTTACTCTAGACAGAACTTGGCCAGTAAGATATCGAAGTGGTGATATAAATTAATTAAAATTTGATGAGTTTTGTTAAATAAGGTATACCGTTATTAAAAGATACGGCACAAAGTTAAATAAGGGGTATCGTTATTAAAAGATATGGCACAATCAACCTACAAAAAGAGAGTAAAGAAAGAAGCATCTGAAACTTTCTTTCTATATGTTTTCTTCCATTCTATTTGGACTGGTATTTTTAAATTCTTTGAGGACTAATGGAGATACCTAACATCACTTCTCCCAACATCAATGTTAGGGAGATTGACATTCCACAGGTTGTAACTGCTAACGAATATTACACATCAACTCCACTAGCACCACCTGTAGTGGTAAATATTGGTGTACCAATTGTTGATGTTCCTGGTTGCGTTGAAGCCCATGAGAGCAACAACAAATCTAAAACTGTAGGTCAAGATGACGAAGCAGGACTGGTTACGTATTGTGATTCTGGTATTCCCAGTTTTAATCCTATTTCTTTTGAACCTGAACAGATGACGATTACTCGTCCTGCTCCTGTTCCAAAAAC